TATTTCTTCCTGATATCTCCCATGTCCTGCCTCCGATTCCCGGGCATTTTCTCCGCCCTCTCCATCTTAGCAGATTGTCTATTATTTTAACATACTCCCGTGAATTATCCGGAATATATGGGATCTCTTCCGATATGTCGTCTGTTATATGCCCGTTTATCTCGATCTCAGAAAGCGGCAGCGCAGGATCCAGTGTCAGTCCAGCCCTTAGCGTCAGAATGCATGAAACCAGATTATCGTTATTGAACTGATAGCATTTACCCATGAATATCCTTGAGATCTTTGCCCTTTTGCCGGGCGTCCATTTACGTATCGTTACAGTGATATCCGTGCCGCCGGTGCCATCGATATATATACGCTCCTTTACTTTAGCTGTAACAGTGCTTACTCCCTGTACCCCATATGTAAATTCAACATCATCAGGCACTTCATCAAAGCAAAGCGTCACTTCACCGACGGGATCCGACATATTACCTTCGATATTCAATATGAGACCCTGGGTAAGATTGCCGTCTTCATCAGCTGCAGAAGCGCTTTGAATCCCATATTTGATCGGATCCTCTGGATTGTCTTCATAACATATCCTGCTGCCGTCCAGTGGAAACCCGTCGCCGGCAAGGTCTGCAAGCTTCGGTACTATGCCGATATCCTGTATTTTATCTGTCAAGGCACTGTATCTTCCTGTTTTACCGATGGTCCCCGTAACGCCGCTTGCTGCATCAAGGCCGCATATGACGTCGAGCCTTCTCCGTATTTTCTTTTCATTTTCAGCTGATAGCGTGTACATTAAGAAACCTCACTGCAAACTGTACGTCTTTCCATAAAACAACTCCCGAGCGCGTTATCCTCGTGCGGCTCAAAACAGCAGACGTGCGCATGACGCTTTCCGTTACCACTCCGTCCAGCGGATCGGTAAACGTAAGCTCAAACGCCCCGGAAGCAGCAAGTATCACTTCAAGCTGATCCTGCGAAAGCGAATCCCATGAAAGCGTCATATCCGAATATTTCCAGCCTGTAAGGTCTGCGACAGTCTCGCCGTTGCAGTTCGTATATTCCCCGGCGTAAACATCCTCGCGCGCCGGCGAAAAGCTGTTGGAATTGTATATATTCATATCCCCGATTTTTATATAATTCATTTTCCAAGCGCCTTCTTGCCGCCGTCATATAATTTAACTATCTGCTCCGCCACCTTCGCGCCGCCGAGATTTATCGTAAGAGTCATTTTTGCCGGCGCAGACATGCCGCTTCCGGCAAGAGCAAGCGATGTGCCTATGGCGCTTGCTATATCATCACCGATGCCGGTATTTACTGAAGCAGGCGAAGATGTGAGTACCGAGGCAGCATTTTTGATGCTTGTCCTGGCTCCTGCTGCCATATCCGCAGCAGAGGATGTGCTTATAGCCTCACTGACGCTTGAGGCCATCTTCTTTGCTTTGCCAATTGCCTGAGCTGCCTTATCGGTTATGCCAAGCCCCAGTCCTTCGCTGAGGTATGCGCCGATTTTTCTTGTAACCTTTGACGGTGAATGCTGGTCGAATACCTTTTTCAGCGCCGTGATGATCTTGCTGCCGAATCCCTTGATCTTATCCACTATCCAGCTGACCTTGCCGGTTATGCCGTTCCATAAGCCTTTTACAAGCCATCCGCCTGCTTTCTTAAGATCATTCCATATAGCTTTGACACCCTTGATGAAAAGACCGCCTACGGTCTTGCCTATATCTTTAATTTTGTTCCATATTATTTTTATGCCGCGAATCTGTGTAGTGATATACCATTTACCCAGAGCCAGTATTCCGGATGCAAGTAGTTTCACTCCGGCTATAAAATATTTTGCAACTGTCCTGCCGACCGTTTTTATTCCGTTCCAGACAGCCTTTATACCGCCTGTCACTTTTTCTATTATCAGTTTGCCGGCACCGGTCAAAGCGCCAAAGGCCTTCTTGATTCCGGCTGCAACCTTTGTACCGATTTCCTTTCCGATGGATACGAATTCCTTCATCTTGTTCCACACGGCATTAACTGCGTTTCGGACCGTTTCCGATTTCTTATATAAAAGCACGAATATCGCTATTAAGGCTGCTATGGCTGCAATTACAATCAATATAGGATTTGCACTCATTGCAGCGTTAAATATCCTTTGTGCAACAGCACCTATTTTTGCAGCTGCCGCCTGTGCCTTCTGTGCTATCGCATGAATTCTTTCCGCAAGCGTCAGACGGCTTGTTGCAGCTGCGGAAACATCGGCTGCGGCTGCGGACTTGCTGAAAAGTCCGATAATCGAAGATAAACCTGTAGCCACCGCACCAAACAATATTAAAAGCGGACCACCGACCGCTAAAATAGCGGCAATGGCGACTGCGATCTTAGCGATTACTGGATGCTTTTTCGCAACGTTTATCATGGCCTGCAGTTTCGGCACGACTTTGGACGACAGATACTTTGCGATATCAGCAAGAACAGGCAGGAGCAATCCGCCAAGCTGCTCCGCAAGATCGCCCAATGTGTTCTTGGCCTGCTTTATCTTGCCCTCATCCGTCTTCGCAAACGCCTTGTTCATGTGACCGACATTATCCGTTATAACTTCAGACAGCATTGACGCCCGTTCTTCTTCAGTACCGTATTTCAGGACTTTTGCCTGCGCATCGGTAAATGTAATGCCGACTCTGGTAAGCGCGCCTGTCTGCCCGTTTAGTGCCTTGCCCATAAGGTTTGCCACGCTTCTTGCGTCGTCAGCCGTTGCGTTGTAACCCTTCTGCTGCACTAACAGGTTGTCCATTGAGGACATCAGCGTATTTACCGTGCCGGGCATTTTGGCGAATGTGGCAAGCTGCTGAGCGCCCGAAAGAGTGACTTCATCACCAACGACCCCTGTTTTCTGCAGTTTCGCAGCATATTTTTCGGTTGCCTTGGCGGCTTTTTTCGTAGTGCCCAGTCTGGTTTTATATATTTCCTCAAGCTTTGTTTCAGCCTGCGACTGCGTGGAATATGATTCCAGCAGTTTTTTGCCCGCGGCAATCATAGCGACTCCGGCAATCGAAGCAGTCGTGGATAATTTCCTGCCTGCGGCCGTGGCCTTGCTGCCTATGCTTTTAAGCTTCTCTGACACCTGTCCCAGCTTCGATGACTGGGCGGCAAACTGCAGCTGCTCCTTTTCAAGGCCCTTCAGCTTATTTTCTGTAGATACGATCTCCCTTTGAAGGTTTCTGTATTCCGCGGAATTTTCATCGATCCCTTTTGCATCAAGCTGGGCCTGTGCGCTCTTAAGGTCCTTAAGCTTTGTCTTCGTAGTCTGTATCTGTTTTGCCAGCAGCTTTTGCTTCTGGCGGATAAGGTCGGTATTTCCCGGAGACATCTTCAGCAGTTTGGATACGCCGTTAAGCTCTTTCTGCACTGCGCTTGCTTCGGAATTTATTTTTTTGAACGCACGGTCGATACCTGTAGTCTTTCCCTCTATTTCAATTGTTATTCCCTTTATGGTTCCTGACATTTTTAAACTCCTGCAAACGCTCTCATATCTTCCTGAGTGGCGTTCCTTGTATAATCTCCGTTTTCTTCATCGATATCACTCGCCCTTTCGGCGAACATATCAACGATCATACCAAATGTATAAAGCTCCATATCTGCGGCAGAGATTCCAAGTTCACTGCACCTCAATAAAAAAAGAGGCGTGGTCAGTTCTCTGCCGCTTCCTCGTTTTTTGGTTCTGCCGTTGTTTTAAGATTGTCATACCACGCCGAAAGTATGTCCTCGGCATGCAGAATGATTTCAAGCGGCCCGAATCTTTCAAGCCATTTTTCAACTGAATTGTCGGGCATCCCGGCCATTATCCATGCAAGATTCTCGATAAAATCAGAATTGATGGAATCCGCAGATTCAGAAAGAGCTTCATCCATTTTCTGAAGTTCGGAAAGCATGTCCCTGCCAAAGGCGCTGCGATATATTCTTAGCGTTGCCGCGCTCGCCTTAAATGTCACATCAATATCCCTGCCGCTTCCGTCGCCGATCGGTATTATTTTCGTTATCATTTCAGTTCTCCTTCTTTGATTTTGCCGGAGCCGGAACGCTTGCATAAGTCGGCAGCGCCACTGCCGTATACCATGCTTCGTACCTTGCAGCGTTTGTTGCAGCCACTGTGCTTGCCTTTACTATCGATGCGCCTGGTTCAGGCAGAGCGGCGAAATCAAACTCCGTAGTCTGCACGTCTCTGCTGTCGCCCTTTGTTTTTCCTTCAAGCTTCGGACGTGAAGCCTTGCAGTAGTAATAGCAGTGCCTTATAGCATCCGCGTCGCCTGTAAATTCAAACAGCAGCGCAAAATATACAGGCTCGTCCGTCGCCTTTTCTATCATCACCGAATTGCTGTCAAGGCTCATGCCAAGAACGTCCTCCCAGAACGAATCAGGCACCAGCGCCAGTTCAAGCGTCCCTTTATATCCGTTATTCGTGCTTCCGTAATCGTACAGGATATCATCCGCGTAAAATGAACTGCTGTCACCTTCAGGATCGATGCTGATCGATACCGCGCCCGGCATCGCCACAGGCGCGGCGAACGACGGTACGTTGTCAGCTACGCTAACAACCGAATAATATGCTTTCTTCAAGCCGAATCTAACTTTATTTGCCATATTTAAACCTCCGTTACATATATAACTTCAAATAATTTTTCGCTGTCGATATATACTTCGGACTTTCTAAAGACAATGCCGCCGGCGTCAAAAATGCCCTCGAGCCGTGCTTCAAGGGCAGTGTCTTTTTTATCCGTATAAAGTTCCGTAGTGATTGATGATGCTTTCGAATACACCAGATCGTCAGCATTAAAATTATCGCTTGAATCCTCATAATATACTATAAAGGGCGGCGATACGGACTTTGTAAATACCCTGTAAGCTGCAGGTATCCCCATGCCGCAGAGCATCGTATAAAATTCATCCAATGTCATAAGATCACCCCTTCAGCTGCTTTTTGAATTCCGGTTCCGCCTGAAGTCCGATTTCATCCTCTGCCGGCTTGATATGCGGTATTCCGCCCGTCCTGCCGCCGTCGCGATTGGCATGTCCGTTCTCCAGAAGATGCGTAAGCTGATACAGCTTTGCCCTTACCACATATTTGCCGCCCGATTTGACATATCCCCAGCTTTTGGCATATCTTCCCGTTTTTTTCGGCGAGGTCACGCGCAGCTTTTTAGCCCCGTATTTTGCAAGCGCCCTGCCCGTCCGATCTACTGCCCGGGATACTTCCTCGCTGTACTGTTTTGTAATATCCTCTATCGCATCGGCGAAATTTATCTCGCTCATCTTTTCACCTTCCTGCATTTAAATTTCAGTGCTTCCATCTTATATCCGAAGTGGTCTATCCCAATGACGTCATATATCTCCTCATCAAATACGATCCGGTACCCTGTGCTGGTTACGGCAGCTGCTTTCCTGCAGCAGCGCACCGTAACGCACAGGTCCGGATGCTCGTTTATCTCGCCTGCAGCGAAAGTCTCGTTTCCGCTTTCGCCTGATACAGTTGCCGCGCAGCTGTAATAGTCGGTCCAGGTATCTATATGATTTCCCACATCATCAGCTGCCGTCTCCTGCTTCTGAAATGTAATGCAGCGGTTCAGCATCCCGATATCCATCAGAATCCCTCCCCGCGCACATTAAAAAGAAGCGACCGGAGCGTGATGACAAGTTCATGATGATCGGCTTCCTCACGGTGCTCGTAAAGATACGCCAGCGCATAATATATGGCGACCTTAATATCCGGATCATCAGACGCCTCAAAATCCGCGCTTTCCATACGCGCTATATCCCTGACCATATTTTCAGCCGATGCGATCAGTCCTTCTATGAGATCATCCTCATCGTCAAAATCGACTCTCAGATATGTCTTTGCTTCATCAAGTGTCACCATGCCACGCCTCTGTAATCAGGATTTCGACTTAGAACCCGTCGATGCATTTACCGTCAGGCTCTTTACCGATTCAGAAAGTATCAGCTTACCGTCCACACGCTCTGATGCCAGGAATCCGATCTGGTCGTTTGCAGCGTAAAGCTCATTCAGTCTCTTGAACGACCTTCCTTCACGGTCGGCGATCCAATAATATGAAAAATCGCCAAACAGCATGGCTTTATTGCCGGCGGACGCCTCGGGAGCAAACACGCTGGTATAGTAGGGACGGTTTAATATCATATCCGGCTGGCCAACCTGAACGGAAGGCTGCCATATATAGTTGCCGTTGCTGTCTTTGAGTTTTCTCAGGGATTTTACTGTGGAATCATTAAGTATCCACACAGCCTTGTTCCTGTAGGGGATCCTGAGAGAGTGATAAAATTCGATGATGTCATCGAAGGTTATATTGGCTGCACTGGTGGTCACTCCGGCGTCTGCAGTATTAAACATTCCCGTAGGCTTGCCGCTTCCGTCACCTACAAGAAACGCCTCTTCTTCCTTCGAGCCGATCCTTCTTGCAAATTCGGAAGAGATGTATGACTCGATGTCGAACACGCTGTCGTTTATGAGCTCCTCGGAAACCTTGATCGCGGTTCCCAGCTTATATGCTCCAAGGGTTATCTGACCAAAAGTATCGTCGCTGTCCTTATATGCTCCGCCTTCCTCCATCCAGTCGGCCTCGCCGTGGCCGGTCACAACCGGTATCTTTCGCTCGCCGCTGGCAGTCTGTATGATAGTGGCGATGTTCCTTACGAAATTCACATCCTGCAGCGCATTGATCAGTCTTCTTTCGAATTCGTCCGGCACCAGATATCCGCCTTCGCTGTTTTCTCCGATGGAAAGAACGTTCCTGACATCATAATCGTTCCTGTTTCTGATATGATTCCAGAAGGCCCTGCTGTAGCTTTCCGAGGCTCTTCCCGGCTTATCAGTGTCTTTGCCTTCCTTACCCGGCGTTCCTGTTATGGGTTTTGACGTGGGTCTGGCCATTTCAGCGTCGATCGCAGCCTGTTTTTCCAGCCTGTCGATTTCCCTGCCAAGAGACACGACGTCTTCTTCCATCCTGTCATAAACAGCTGCGGCGTCCGCTGCCACCATGCCGTCCGCATCCCTCCTGGTTTCAAGAAAAGCCTTGGCAGCTTCCCACGCCTTGGCCCTCTTTTCCCTTAACTCCAGTATTTTATTCATAGAATTTTCCTCCTTTAATGACTGATCACATTCAGTCTTTTCTCAAGAACTGAAAAAGGCACCGAATCATCAGTGCCTTTTTTCTCTTCATTTTTGGGTATCAGCTTCGAAAGCAGCGAGTTTGTGACCGCCGCCCGTGAAAACATCATCGCTTCAGGCGGTTTCTCATCGCCTCCGGCATCTCCATCTTCGAACAGGATCCTGTCCGCAAACCCCATCTCCAGCGCTTTTGATGCATTGAACCAGCTTTCCGCATCCATAAGATGTGATATCTTCGGCCTTGAAAGACCGGTCTTGATCTCGTAAGCGTTCATGATGGATTCCTTGACTTCGGAAAGCATACCGATGGCTTTCGCCATTTCGGCGGAATCGCCGATCGCTATGGTTGCCGGATTATGGATCATCATCATGGCTACAGGCGACATAAGGACGTCGGTACCGGCCATAGCAATGACCGAGGCCGCGCTCGCGGCAAGGCTGTCTATCTTCACAGTCACATCATGCGGGTAATCCATCAGCATGTTGTATATCTGTGCAGCTGCAAAAACATCACCGCCCGGACTGTTTATCCAGACTGTTATATTGCCGCTTCCGCTTTCAAGTTCATCCTTGAACATCTTCGGCGTCACTTCATCTCCGTACCATGTCTCATCGGATATTTCACCGTTAAGATAAAGCGTCCTGTCGGATCCGAAGGGATCCTCCCCTTCGTTTCTGATCCAGTTCCAGAATTTACGTTTCACTTTTCTCCTCCGTTTCTGCCGTGGATGCGCCTGCTGCGAATATCCCGGCGTCTTTTAATTTCGTCATATTTCCGTTGATGAGATAAAGATCCCCACCGTCCTCTGGGGGTATCGGGTTAAGATCTTCCATCTCCCTTATATCGTTGGCGCTCATCCATCCGTTCTGCCTTGCAGTGGCGTAACCCGTCATGCGGCTCTGGTAATCGCCGCGAAGGAGTCCGTCCACGTTAAGCTTTATGAAATATGCGCCCTTTTCCTCCTCACAAAAGAGCGAGCGCATCATGCTCTGTTCCCAGCGTATGACCCACGGATCCAGAGTATATTTCACAAATTCCAGGCTCTGCTGCTCTATATTCGAAAAGCTCGACTTTTCAAGGTCTCCCACCATATGCGGCGGTATCCTGTAAAGCCTGGCTATTTCGTCTATCTGAAATTTTCTCGTCTCTAAAAACTGCGCTTCCTCCGGCGGTATGCCGATCTGCTG